TAAAAAATTTCGAATGGAACAAAATTTTTTAAATGATCTTTCAGATGATATTTATAGTTGTATGTTTAATAAAGATAATCCAAACTATAAAAAAAATATCGAGTTAAGAAATGTAATCTATTATTTGGATAGAGGTTTACAGAAAAAGTTTGGTTTGAAATTTAGAGATTTAGAACCTATTGAAGAATGTAAAATCAACTTGAAAACAAAATATGAAGAAATACAAGAATTAGAATTAACAACTATGAATGGAAATAAAAAAGAATGTAGTAAGGACACATTAAGGAAATGGTTTATCGATAATTATCAAACTCTAGAAGAGTATTTAGAGGTATCAGCGATTGAAACAATTAGTACCAAGAATTTATAATTGAATCAAATCGAAAAGAGGAGAAATAGAAAACAAAAGGGAAAATAATTTAATTTTATAATATAATTATAAAATTAAAAATGTCTTTAATATTAATTAAATTAATTAATTGATTTTTATTAATAAATAAAATCTGATTTATTAACTATAAAAATGACTGAAATCTTTCAACTTTCTAACGACGAAATATTAAAAAGTAATTTAGTGTTATCTTATTCTCAACAAAGAGAATATTATTTAGACTATATTTCTCGTCATTATTTTGACCATGATCGCCACATCGTTTTGAAAAAATTATTTAATGATATTATATATGATAAGTCTTTCCTCGAAAAAGGATTTGAAATGGAAATTTTGGATAAAGAAGATAAAACAAGACTGGTAAAACAAATGTTAGAATATCAAGTGGAAATACCTAAGAAAATTTACTTGAAGATTTTCAATTTAGAGGGTTATTATGACTTTCCATCTTTAATTTGTGATGAAAGAGGTATATTTACAGGAGAAGTAGAAGATTTTATAATTTTAGATTACTTTACTATCACTACTACAAAAAAAGGTACTAGACATTTCTGTGAGGGTTTACCCATAACTCGATATGAACTTGAAATGTTTGAGGTGATTACAGGCGAAAAAATAAATCAAGTTGTGATCGATTTACAAATGGGAAGTGAGCGAGATTTTGTAAATCACTCTTGTAATATATACCCTCCCACAATTAAAAATGTTGCATCTATTTATGATACTATTTACCTTAGCGATTTCATTTTAAAATATATGTATAATATCTTTTTACAGATGGTAGCTCTAGGTAAAAAGAGTGAAGTTCTACTCGATAATTTTATCGTGGGTTTTAGAAACATGGGTAATTTTAAGGTTGCAAATTTAAGAGGTATAGCAGGATTTACAAAACTGGTCAACACTATTCGTCTTTTTATTCTTAAAAATGCACTGCAACATCGAGTAGAAGAGTTCAAAGAATCTTATTTATCCATTCAAAAAGATAGAAAACACCTTTCAAATGTGAATATTAGTATACACTATGATTATATTGATTATACTATCGAAAAAGATGAAAAAGATAAAATACATATTGAAATGCAACCTGTAAAACCTAATATTAAAATAGTTCCTACCCATGCTTCTTTTAAAGATGAGAAATTATTTGAAGTAGTGGAGATGTTCAAGTGGTTTATTGAGGTTCATTACACAGATATAAAGACTGCTTTTCCAGTCTATAATAGATTAGAGAATATTTATCGAGTGTGTGCTTTTGTGAATATCCTATCACACGAAAGAGGAGGTATGGATAGTTTTAGTGTACCTCAGGAGGAAAAAGAACCTGTATTTATTGAAAAATTTGCTCATAGTATTGCTTGTACAGGAGGTATTAGTGTTGCACCTACATTGCATAATAGAGTTAAAAAAATTGAGAAAGATGAGTATAAAGAAAAGGTAAGAGTTTGTAGAAAAGCATTCGATAATGGAGGATTAGTTTGTGCTTTTGCGCCAAAGTTAAAGATCAGAGACTGTTATGAGAAAAATTTAAATGATTTTCATGAGTGTTTACAATAGTAGAAAAAAATTATAATTAAATGATTTTATAATATAGTTATATTATAAAATTATGTGAATACTGTTTTATCTAATACTAAGATGAATCAAGAAAAGATTAAAGAGTGTTATCAGCATATCGCTAAATATTGGAAAGAAGAATCATATAAAAAATGCTTTCAAGAATGGAAGAAGATAGAACTATTTATTGTTAAGTATCCTTCTTTAGGATACAAATGTTCTTGTGGAACAAAGTGGACTGACCTTAAATTTATTAACAGGATAGATGATATTTGCCCAGCATGTGATGTGATCTGTCAACCTTTCTTATCCAACCCAAAAAATAGGGAGAATGTGATTCAATATATACCTAAAAAGTATCATAAATATATTTTTACTGATCTTAAATATCTAAAAGAACTATTTCATCAGTATGATGATAAGGATGATTTTTTCAGGAACTTTGGAAATATCGATTTAGGTGATTTTTGTATTATTCACAAAGAAAAAGGAGAATACGGAACTTGGATTCAGATATATTCAACTGAAATAAATCGTAAAATTTATGCTCTCCGTTACACTAATGAAGGAGAGATTTCAACATTTATTAAATATAGGAATAAAGGTGGATGGAAAGAAGCATCAGGTATATATGAAATGATTTACTCAAATCGAACCGATTTCTATATTAATGGAAAATACTATTCTACTGGTTTTGATAAGGATGGTTATATTCCGAAAACGATTGAAAAGATTACAGACTTGATAATGGTTAAAAAAGTAGTTCCTGTATTATACGATTTTATTAAAGGAAAAGAAGACTTTGATTTAATTTTACTTGAGGATTTAGATGAATGTGAAAAGATAGTGGAGGATATCAATGTTTCTTTAATACCTTGCAAACAAGAGAAACAAAATGAAATGGATATTGTGAAAAAAGTAAAAGAAGAGGCAAAAACATCAACTCCAGTTTGTGTAGGTGTACCAGATTTAACTAAACAAAAAAATCAACTTTTAAGAGATATTGACGATTATAGAAGACAAGGTTATGTTGATGGTAGAAATTATTCAATTGAAAGTTCCCTTGAAGATTTGCTGACGGGTTATAGTAGACTTAAGAAGAGGTGCGAAGAGGATGAAGTTAAATTCCAGCAAGAATTAATATCTTTACTCGATAAAGAATTAAAATCTCAGCAAGATAAAACTGAGAAAAAGTAAAAGAAGAAAATAGTGCTAAAGTAGTGAGATAGGAAGAAGTAGATGAAAATAAGTGTGATAAAGAATGTAATCCTGAAAACAGGTGTGGTTTTTTACCTCCCCATCGGTTATATAGATAATCACCTAAGTCCATGATTTAATTAATATAGATATTAATTAGATCTCATATTTAAATATTTTTAATTTATTTATTTCATCAGTGTTGCCATACCCTCACAAAATAACCAATCTCCTAATTTCACTTTTTTATGCATCAATTCTTTTCTCATGTCAGAAGTAAATAACCATGCTTTATAAGTAACTTCAATATTTTTAAATTCATCAGGTTCACCTGTGTATTTAACTTCTAAAGGAGTGTACGGGGCACTGCAAAATAAAAATTTATGAACACAATCTACAGTTCTTCCTGCACAGGAGAATTCAACTTTACCCTTCCAGTTAGTTTTAACTGTAATATATTCAACATAATCATTATCGTTACGAGGTAAATCTAATTTAAAAAATTTATTTCCTTGACTATCTTCTTCATAGTTTTCCACCATAAATTTATGTTTTCTAATATAATAACAAGGTTTATTATATTAGAAAACATATATCAAAGCACTTTGATAATCATCTTGTGCTTCAGTACATTTATCAAGATTTTCAAACCAGTTATCAAAGACTAAACTCATTTGAATTAATATATAAATGCTTAAATCAGTTTAAGTATATCTCTAAAATATTTCAATTGCAAATCATCTGTTCTCCTCTCATTTGGTAAACAGTATCTCATAAACCTTTTTAAATTTTGTTTCAGTCTATTTTTATTATCATTTTCTTCATATATTCTTAATATAGTTATAAGAACTTTTAATTCATCGCTAATATCTTTATCTGGACTATTCAAATACAATACTCTTGATATCTTGTCAATCTTAAGATATTCTTCAAGAAAATTATTTACATCAAGTCCATAGTACATAGGACTTCTAGGAGGTCCTATATATCCTCTTCCGTAAATTACATTTCCGTGTTCATCATAAGTAAAATCGTTTCCATGTTCTGGATCATAATCATAACGTTGATTACTCATTTTATAAGTTAAAATTATATTTTAACTTATAATTATGTTTTCTATATTTCTATTAACATTAATAAGTGGTATTTCAGCAATATGGACTTTACCATTCATACTATTAAAACTAACAAACATAAATCTAGTTGTAATTAAAGACGACAAAAAAATTAACAAAATAATGAAAAATATAAGTAACTCTGTATGGAATTCACTAGATAATTATGAATATGGAGAATTAAAAAAAGGAGGGTTCTTTTTCTCAAAAAAATTTGTTGGATTCATACATAACAAAACTAAAGATGATAGTAAAGAGGACAAACTAGAGATTTATATGTTAGTTTCAAAAAAAACTCTTAATATGTTGTTAGATAATGACAACGAAGAAGGAATAAAATGTATAGACTCTCATAATGATCTATATGAAAGAAGTGGAAACTATTTTCATCTCTACTATGATAAGAGGAAAATAGAAGTTTCAAATTTAATTCCAACTTATAATCAAAGGAAGATTATAGACGATATTTTGGATTATTACAGACAACATAAAAATTGTGTATCTTTTGTATACGGTGTTCCAGGTTCTGGAAAGACAACTTTAGCATACTTGATTGCTAAAGAATTGCGAGGATGTATTTGTAAAACATTCAAACCTTTTGAACCTGGAGATACACTCTCAAAATTAGTTGACAGAGTTTCTCCAACAGAACAATATCCTCTTATAATTCTTCTAGATGAAATCGATATTATATTAAGCAAAATTCATTATTGTTCTATAGATAGACATAAACATATTCCTATAAGCGTTTATGACAAGACTACTTTTAACACATTTTTAGATGATATGAAATATAATAAAAACATAATAATTTTAATGACTTCTAACAGACAAAAAGAAGAAATAGATGCGCTAGATAAATCTTATCTTCGTGATGGACGAGTTAATATAACAGCAACATTAAATGAATAAATAAATGATATAAAAATATATATTATTCTACTATAATATATATACACTTTTAATATGAGAAGTCTTTTACATCCCCAAAAAAGTAAATATTGCACTATTAAGAGATGTGGTATTATTTTTATTGATAATGATAAATATCTCGTAGTTAAAGGTAATAGCGGAATTTGGAGTTTCCCAAAAGGTAGAGCAAACGATAATGAAACTGATATAGAATGTGCTAAAAGAGAAGTATTAGAAGAGACTGGTGTAGATACTTCCGATATTGATATTAGTAAATGTA